TTATCGAAGCAGGAAAAACAGGCCAGATGCCGCAGCAAAATGCGCCTACACCTGAGCAGCAACAGGCACAAGCGCAGATGGAAGCAGTGCAAGCTGAAAAACAATACAAGCAAGCACAAATACAGATTAAGCAGCAAGAGCTAATGCTAAAAGAGAAAGAAATGCGAGCTGATCTCGATATTGAGCGCATGAAACTTGAAATTGCGAAGCTAGAGCTTGCGGGAGGCGTTGAAGAGCAGCGTATGCGTTATTTATCTGAATCAGAGCGTACGCAATCGGATAATGCTATAGCGCATGCTGATAATTTGGTTAAGATTTTGACGCATAAAATAGGCTAATAAAAAAGTGAGGGAGCAAATGAGTAGCATAAGTAATATCGATGATTTATTAATGGGCGTGGGGAATTCGCAGCAACCAGCCACGCCTGAGCATAAAGACATGCAGGAAGTGGCAGAAATTGAAGAAATGGAGTCAGATGTTCCTGATTATTCGGATGACCAAGAAGTGTCCGAGCCAAAACAAGAACCGCAGGATGATGAATCAGACGCAGAGCATCAAGAAAGTGATGACGATACGCGCGCCGAATCCGAGCAAGACGAGTACGGCAACGAAAAGGAGGTTTTAAGCAAAAGCATGCAAAAGCGTCTTGAGCGCCAAGCAGAAAGCTTAAAGCGCAAGCATGAGGCTGAGATTAACCAGTTACGCGCGCAATTACAGCAACAAGGTGCCAGTCAACAAGTGCAGCAAGCAGCCAAGGATTTTGAGTACGATCCCGAGGACAGCGCCAGTTGGCAACAACAGTTAACCCAGTTTGTGCAGCAAACGGTTACAAACATGAATCAACAGGCAGCCACGCAACAGCGACAAGCTGAAGAACAAAAAACGGTACGCGAGTTCGAGGAAAAGTTTGTTAAAGGCATGGACAGATTTCCAGACTTTGTTGACATTGTCGGCTCTCAACCCGTTGACGATGCGATGACCATGGCATTGCGTGGCATGCAAGACCCAGCGGCCTTTATCTATGCAGCCAGTAAGCGCCAACCACAAGAGCTTGAGCGTATATCAAAGCTTCGTGACCCGTATGCGCGTATGGTTGAAATGGGCAAGCTTGAAGAGCGTATGCGCCGCAATAAGCCCGTCACCAAAGCGCCACGCCCACTAGGGAAAGCGCCAGAGGATGCGACTACGAATGCCCCTAAAAAAGCGCAAGAAAAGACGGGTGATGATTTATTAGCCAATGCTGATGCTAAGCGTTTGAATACTGTTAGGACTAGACTGAGGAATAATAGGTAATGAATATTTTACACTACCAAATGCAAGACCAAGCTTTAAATCAAGCCGGACACCTCCAAAGCAATGACAGATTTCAGCGCAATCCTAAAGACGACCTCAAGGAAGGATTGGATTTGATATTTGAGCTAAAGGAGAAACTGGATAAGTTGCATCCTATTGCTACCGAAATGCTTTTGCAGATGATTTCGAGATAGTTATCTGATAGCGCCTATTTGACAAAAAACCTGTATAGGCGCTACTATTGGCTTGATGCGTATAGGACTCCATCATCCAAACATTTAGACGCGTAATAAGCTGTTATTGTCGCCCGTCGGACAAATGAAATAGGAACCCATGAGGGTATTTATTAAACATTTGTTCATGGAGAACAAAAAAATGGCTAACGTCTTTAGAGAAACCCAGTATGTGCTGGACGACGTCTTCGTACGCTTCTGGAACAGTTTATCGTTTGCACGCACCTCAAACAGAAATCTTGAAGGTGATTTTAAAAACCTACGCTTTGCAACCGGCCAAACGCTGGATTATCGCTTAGAAGAAAGATACCTAGGCGGCGAAGGTGCTTCCGCTACCGCTGAGGCGCGCGTACAGGTTATCCGCCCACTTTCCATTACCAAGCAATATCGTATTATGCTTGAGTACACAGGCTTTAACTTAACATTCGACCGCGCACGCGACGAGCCTTATTTAGAAATGGCTAACGCTCCACGTGCTAAACGTTTGGCTAACATGGTTGAACGCTTTATTGCACAAGAATTCCAAACAAAGACTTACCAAGCGGTCGGTACTCCTGGCGTCCCCGTAGACTTCAATACTATTTTAAGTGCTGATGCTTACATGACCGAGCTTGCAATTCCTGAAGACGGAAAACGCTACAGTGCAGTAGCTCCAAGAGTGGCAGCCAATCTGTCAAATGACTTGTACAATACTTTCAATAACACCGTGAATACTGGTGCGTTAATTGACGGATTTATAGGTCACTTGTCAGGCTTTGACTTCTTCAAGACCAACTTCTTGACTCGTCAAATAGCTGGCGCTGGCCAAGCTGGTGGCACTCCTCCTGCTGGTTTCAAATTGGGCGGTGTGGTCACAAATGGTCCAATTGTAAGTGGTAATACCATTGCTGTTAGTGGTTTGGTGCCAAATACTGTTGCTTTTAACATTGGTGACATTATTGAAGTATCGGAAGATGCTGGTGTTTTCATGGTTAACCCGCTGACTTATGAGCCATTAGAGCAACGCGCTCAGTTTGTTGTAACTGAAACTGTGGTGACTGGTGGTGCCGGTACTGCAAATATTCCTGTAAATCCAACGATTGTTATATCTGGTGCGCGTCAAAATATATCTGCGGCTATTCCAAATGGTGCGCAAATGTTGTTGCGTGACAGTCATAACGTGTCGCTGGCTTACCACACGCAAGCAGTTGTTTTCGCAGCTCCCCCGATTAAAGAACTGCGCGGTGGTGTTGAGGCGGTTACTAGATACTCCGATCTGTACAAGTTAGCGATGACTTACAGCTTGGGTGCTGATATCCGTAACTACGAGCAGTTAGATCGTATCGACGTAATCTGTGGTGTGGCAATTAACCCAGAGTTCGCAGTACGTATTTGTTCGTAAGACAATCTGGTGCCGCCTTAAATGGCGGTACCACCTTCAAAAAGGATTTAAAGCATGAAAGATACACCCGCAATCTATCTCGGAAACATTGTCGATAAAAAGTACTTTAGAACGTTTGTCTATGGCGTTAATGGTACTCGACGATTAGTTGAATCATGGGATGCATTCGAGGAAGCGATGGCTTCAGGATTATGGTTTGCTACACACGAAGATGCGCGATGTAGAATTGAAGTTAATCGCAAAGAAAGCGTAAAGCCTAAACAAAAAAGAGCAAAAAAGGTTGTGGAAGATAAATCAATAAATGCTGTAAAAGATGACAGTATTGTTGAGTTAATAGAGGACGATTTCCTCCCAAGTGAAGATGTATTTGAAGTAAAAGGGGAATAATTCCATGGCGTCCACGGTTCGAGAATTTGTGTATCAAATGTATCGTTTGATAACAGCTACTAATCCCACCATTCCATTGCATGGGGATGACGAGAAGCTGGCTATTCGTGTGCTAAATCAGATTTTGGCCAACTATGCCTCGTCTGGTTTGTTGCTAACGATTGCAAAGACCGTGAGTGTGGATATTAATTTGCCAGTAAAAGAGATTTATTTTACGTCGCCAGACTATGTTGGCGCTGTTACTACTCAGACAGAAACCTGTAATTTGACCGCGATATCTCCTCAATTTAATGTCGTAGACGGCAGCATTTACAGTGTGGGCGATGGTGTTTCAGGAGGTGGAATTCCTGCTTTAACTACTATTTTAGATATTACAGGCAATGTGGTTACTATAAGTCATAATGCAACTATAACGGGTGCCTCTGTGCTTACTTTCTCGCATGAAGTGCCTACACCAAATATTGCTTATATCAAAGAAGGAAGGCTTGCGAATCTTGATAGTGCTTGGCTGCAATTAAGTGGTGTTACATATCCTTTGATTGACAAATCACGCGATGAATTCTTGGCTGCTTGGAAATATGAGCCATTACAGGGATTGCCAAGGTTTATTATTACTTTTCCTGAAACGCATATTGTTAGAGCGCAATTGTATCCTGCACCGAGTCAGTTTTTTACTTTTTTTGCCCGTGGTAAGTTTCAAAAATTGCCATTAACTTCTAACGACACGCTAGAAGGATTGCCAGATTACCAAGAATTATTTTTTCTGTATGCGGTTGGTAAGTACGTGAGCAAGTTTAAAGGGCGAGCTAGCGCTTGGACTGATGATTTAGAAGCTGATTATCGTGAGCTTAAAGCGCAGATGGAAGCTGCAAGTGAAGTGAATTTGTCGATAGCAGGGGATGAGCAATCACTACTTAATGGCGCATGGCGCGTTAGGGCTGGTATCTGATGGTGGCGCTTAATAAGCAAGATGCGGCTCACATTGAGCAATTGCCAATCTTTTGTTATTACGACAAGCAGCGTTTCACCCAGTTTGGAGCAATGGATTGCGCAAACTGGTACGGAATTGGTGTGCCGTCTGGAAAGAAGCAACAGGCGTTATATCCGGCGATGGGTCGTCAGCATGTGCGTTTATTAGAGCGCAATAGGCTTGTTTTTACGTCACAGCCCAGGGCTATATTTAAATCCATTAATAAGATGTACGTGGTAGATGGGACTGCGGTTTATCAGTTTGATAATTTTTACAATCAGCGTACTTTGCCAATTGAGGTGGCACTCGGTACTCCTGTATGGTTTGCTAGTCTTGCGGTGGGTACTCAAGTTGTCAGTATGTTAACGGATACGATTAATATCTTTTTGATTACTGAGGACGGGTCTAGTGTTACGGCAGAGGTGATTACTGATCCAAACGCCCCAGGTGGTACGAATGCGCCTGGAAAACCGACCTACGTCGCATCCTTTGGGAATCGTTTTGTGGTGAGTCTAGGTGGGACGCCTGATTTTTATTTAAGTACTGTTAATGCATCGGGTGGGGCGAATGCGTGCTTTAGTTTTGGAAGCCCTGCGCAATCCCTTAATGCACGTGCGTCTGGTGTGATTGGTCAGTTTGCGGTTCTTCATAATCAGCTGTATATCATGTGCGATTTTAGTACTGACGTATGGGCTAATATTCAGACGCAGATTACTGTGGGGTCTGTTACGCGCGAGTTTCCTTGGAAGTTAAATACATCGTATAACTTTGATTTTGGGATTGCCGATCCACACAGTTTAAGTGTTGATTTTGGTATGATGGTATGGCTTGCTAAAAACAGCAATGGTCTAGTGTCCTTTATGATGAGTAACGGGCAAGCACCTGAAGACATCTCATCACAGGCTATTAACGTATTGCTTGAGAATTCCACGCATGCAGATGAATTAAGTCCCTTTCTTGTGAATCAAGTGTCGGGTTTTTTGTATCAATATGAGAATACGATTTTTTATCGTGCGGGTGCGGGATCGTTTATTGGATTTGGTGACTTAGATATTATTGACAGGGCTAATTGCATTGAATTTAACTTTGAAACCAAGACGTGGGCAAGATGTATTGAGTTAAATGGCGAGCGTAATCGTATAGAAAAGCATGTGTATTTTAACAATCAACATTTAGTGATTGTTCAGGATGACCCTGCTATTTATCAAATGGCTGGCAATATTTATCATAACGAGTTGCGTAATGTCGAACAGCCCAATCCCCAAGCTGCGGATGCTTTTTTAAAATTCCCTATGCGTTACGAATTGGTTACGCAGCAAATATTTCTACCAGACTACAGTGAGTTTGCCGATGAATACATTGAAATCGATTTTGTGTTTGGTAACGATACTTTTATCAAAAGCTGTGCGCCTTTTATTAACACCCAGTTTATTGTTACTGAAGATTCAACGCCTAAAAGTCCGGTGTTCATCCTTTCTGAAGAAGGACAGTTCCTTATCAGTGAAGGAACCAACACGCCCACGTTTGACGACAATCACTATCTTGCATTATTTAAGCCTTACATTGGTCTGTATTATTCTGATGACGGTGGCGAAACATTCATTTTCGCAGACTTGCGAGAATTTAGCCCACTTGGTAAGTACCGATGGCGTATGCGATGGTATGAATTGGGATGTAGTAGAAACCGATGTTATAAACTGGTTTGTGTAAGCTCGGCACCTATTGTGATTTTAGGTGGTGTTCGCAATACAAGGCGTGTAAGCGGGGGCGCTAATTAATGACTATTTTTTTTGATAGAATTGATGCAGCTCCCATTCTTAACAAAGATTTTGATGCGCAATTTTTACAATGGCTTTGGGTTTTGGTTGATACGTTAAACGAGAATATTGCTGATATACAGGCTGCGTTTAATTTATTGTATGCCATGGGGTATACAGCGGCTGAAATCGCGTCTATGGAGTCAGACGGGCTATTGACGGACGGTGTTTTATTGTATGACACTGATAACAATGTATATGTAGGAAGGCAAAACGGGGCGTTGGTGCAATTTGATGTTAGCCCGTACCCATAAGGAGATATGCAGATGAGTTGGTTTTCTAGTTTTATGCATCCTGGGCGCGGATACGATACTGCCCAGAAAAACCTTGATCAATATTATAACCAAGGCCAGGGTTATTTGAATCCTTACAATACGCAAGGGCAAGACCAGTACGGTAATTTGAATACAGCGATTGGTAAGTTGATGGATCCTGCCTCCTTACAAGATGAATGGATTAAAAACTATCAGCAATCAGAAGCTTCAAAGAACGCCCAAAATCAAGCGCAACAGCAAGGGCTTGATGCCGCCTCCTCCATGGGTTTAATGGGTTCTAATACCGCGTTAAATGCCATTCAAGGCGGTACAACGCAGATTGGACTTGATGACAGACAGCGTTATTTAGATGACCTCATGAATAAATATACAACCGGCATTGGCGCTGCACAAGGATTATATAATACCGGTGCAGGCGCTGCGGGTCAGATGAGTCAGAATGCGCAGAATATGGGACAGAATTCAGCGGGTCTTGGATATGGTCGCAGTGCCGCAGGCGGTAATATGTTTGGAAATTTAGTAGGATTACTTGGTGGTAATTCATTGGGTCAGGCATTCAATGGTGGCTGGAATACTACAGGGGGTTAATAATGGCTTTAGGAATACCACTCCCTGGTGCACCTGGGGAATCCTTGTTAAAAGGTATAGATACTGGGTCTATGTTGTTTCAGCGCATGATACAGCCACGGCTTGAGCGTGAGAAACAAAAGCAGCTTGACGAGCATTTTAAGCAAGAGCTTGCGTTGCGCAAACAGCAAGAATCACGTCTTGGTGCGAATATGGGATTGCAGCGGCAGATTATGCAGCAGCAATTGCTTCATGCGCAACATGCTAACGATCCGATGTATGAATTTAATCAATTCAAAATGCTGGCCGACATGATGGGCGGTGGTCAACAAGGTCAAGCACAAGGCCAGGAAATGCCATCAGATTTAATGGGTCAAGGTATGGGTATGTTTTCGCCTGAAGGTTTGCAGGGCGCGCAATCTATGGGTGGACAAGAACAACCGTCTAATAATGCGCCTTTGATGGATGCATTGCGTAAAAATCCTATGTTGCGTGGTTTTTTTAAACATAAGTTTGGATACGATCCGTTGGCTGAAACAAATGAAGATAAACGTGCCAAAGATTTTCAATCACAGGTAGAATTAGAACAAATAAGGAATCAGCAGAAAATTGCGTTTGAGCAAGAAAAGAATAATTTAGCTGATCAGAACAAAAGAATGGCTACTATTGAAGCGGCAAAAAATGATACGCAACATTTAGAAACTACATTGCATTCATTGGAAAAAATGAAAGAAATAGCCGCTAATCCAAAAAATTCAGATTTGTTTGGTCATTGGATTGAAGGGCATGAAACAGCGGCAAAACGTGCATCCAATCCAAATGCTGGCGATTGGCAGGTTTATGGATTAGATCCTATTATTGCCGCAGAAGGCAAAATGTCGGCACGCGGCAATCAATTGGCGTTAAAAGCTGCATTGAACATGAAGCCTAATTTTGCTGAAAAACAACAGGTGGCATTAAGGAAATTAGAAGCATCAATTGATTTGGTTAAAAAAGCAATTGAACAAAATAAAAAAATTGCCGGTCAAGGCGGTGGAAGTAAATCGGTAATTATTATTGATCCGCAAGGCAATCGTTTTGAAACCACCGAAGAAAATGCAAAATTCATGCCGGAGGGATGGAGCCGTGGCTAATTCAAAATTTGATTTTTCGGCATTGAAACCTGTAAATAAATCACCAAGCAATCAATGGAATCCTGAGTTATTAAAGCCTGTTGAAAAAATGCAGGAAGAAGAGCATATTCAATTACCAGAAGAAGAAGGGACTTTATCAAAAGTGCCACGAGATATTTTGATCGGCATGGCGCATGGCGGTAGAAACTTACATAATGCGCCACACGATATAGTAAAAATGTTTGAAAATTTAGGCCAATCTTTTGGGTCTAATTTCCAGAAAAATTTCTCTTTACCAAAAGAAGTGCAACAACGCTTGGCCGGAATGCCTAAACATGAGCAATTTAAACTTTCTGAACATTTACCTTACGATCCAAATGATTATGCTGAAGTACTTGGCCAAAAAACTCCACCAACAATGATGGATTTAATTTTGCAAAAAGGAGTTGAATTTGCTCCCGATATTATTGGCGGTTATGGTGCTGTAAAATCTTTGATACCAAAGACAGTAGGGCGCGTTGAAGATGTTTTAAAATACCCTGCATTAAAAAACAAATTATTCGGAATAGAAAAAGAAGCGGAAAAAATTGGTACTAAACTTGAATCAACGGCTGATTTAGAAAAAAGCATGCATGAAGAAGCGAACGCTTTAAAAAACAAATCTTATGATGAAATAAGTTCGCATTTGAATTTGGGCGCACATCATGGTGTGCGTGGTGCAAAATCAATAGCTAACAGAATAGAATCAATTGAAAACTATTGGAAATCTGGTTTCAAGGACTTAAGAAACAAATTAAAAACTTCTGAATTCAAAATGCAAAAATTGCCAGATTTTGGCGATGATATGTTGCATGCAATCAAAAATATAAAAGATTTGGAAATTAAGAACGGCAAACTTGTAATTAAAAATCAACCGGAAGTTTCCAGGGAATTGCAGTCTATTATTGATAAAGCGCCTACACCAAAAGATGTCACTGCTGATAATTTTTTGACTAAATATCAGGATTTTCGTGATGCAAGATATGATTTATTGCAAAGAGCAAAAATTGCAAATACCGCTCAAGAAAGAAAAGCATTATTTAAAGCATACGAAGATTCAAAACCAATTGAACAATCGGTTAAAAGCGCATTGGAGCAAGGGTTGGGAGAACATTCTCCTGAATTTAAGAGAATAAATGAAGGATATTCAGAGCAAATATATCCTTTAAGAAACAATAAAGTGGTACAAAAAGCTTTAAAAGGAAAGCTTGGCGCTAATACCATTGAAGACCTGGCTGGATTTGGGGAGGGTCAGGAGTTATTGCGGGATATAGTAAAACAAGATCCTGAATTGCTTCGTAATATTGTCGGTCAACGTTATGCAGCAAAGCCACAAGGTTTGCATGAAATTGACGAATCAGCGGCAGAGTTTTTGAATGAAATGCCTGAATTAAAAAAAATATTAAATGAGCATGAAGTCGGAGCTCAAAAACAATTAGCAGAAATTAATAAATTAAAAGAAGAAAAAAATATAAATTTAAAGAAAAAAATTGAATTAGAAAATCAGGCAAAAGAATTAAAATTACGCTTGGATAGAATAAACAAAGATAAAGCAAGAATATATAAAGGAGCTAAAACAACAGGTAAAGTAGCTGTAGGGCTTGCATTGGGAAGCCCATTAATAGGTAAATTAATTTCTAAATATACAGGGAATTAATCGTTATCTTGACTTAAATACCAAATAACATCTATTGCTTGATAAGCTGCTACAGTAATAAATATCCAAAAGCTTATAATGTAGATCATAATAATCCCCACTTAAAAGAAAGGATTATAAACGAACAAATGGATAAAAAACAAGCATTAATTATACAAGGGGTTAATTATGCCATTTAAAAGCAAAGCACAGGCTAGATATTTATTTGCCAAAGAGCCTGAAATTGCTCGTGAATTTTCTGACAAAACTAAGAGTATTAAAAAATTACCTGAAAAAGTTGTAAAAAAGAAAAAGTAAGCATTTTATGTTATATTGCTTGTTTTTTTGAGTATTAAATATGTTCCCAAAAGATAAATTTAAAAATCATGTTTTTAAGAAAGGAAATCAAACTGATTTTGTTAAGAAAAAGGTTGATAGATATAAACTTGGATTACCAATTGAATGTAAAAAACATGGATTACATTTGAAATGGAGATTGCATACAGATAATAATGTTCAATGTCTTCATTGTTGCGCTGAATGGCAAATGAATCAGAGGAGGAAAAATCCTTTAAGATTTTTATTAAGAGATGCTAAGGCGCATGCAAAACATAAAAATAGAGAATTTAATTTGACAATAGACGATATGAATGAGGTTTTAGAATCACAAAATAATAAATGTATTTTTACAGGATTAGAATTTAATGACGATAATGTTTTGTCTTTGGACAGAATAGATTCAAAAATGGGGTATACTAGAGAGAATATACAGTTTATAACTATAAGGGCTAATAAAATGAAATCTGATATGAGTGACAATGAATTTTTAAATTATTGTTCAATTATAGTTAGGCACAGCGCGGCAGATCGCGGTATGAAGCCTAAAAACAAAAAGGACTAAGGACAGAATTATGGCACTTGGCGTCAGAGGAAGTAATCCAATTTGGACTGAAGTTGATCTCCAAGGAAAATTATTTGATGACACATTTTATTTATTTGTGTTGGAAAATACTATACCTTACATTCCAGCAGTCGTTTATCACGATCCAAACTTAAATCTTGCGTGGGATAATCCCATTAGATTTTATGCCAATGGAACACTTCCCATTGACATTTATTTCGAAGCAAACAAAGAGTACCGCCTTGAATTTAGGCAAGGTAACACCCAATCTGCACCGCTGATTTACTTGGTTGAAAATTATCAGGCTGGTAGTGGTGGGTCAACGCCTATTGATGCAGTCACTTTTTCCACTAGTAACCAAATAACCAATCCCCAGTTTTCTTTGATAAGTTTTGTGTCGCCTTATTCGGTATCTGCGACCGATCCAGATCCAATCGAAGTAGCACCTGGTTGGTTCCTTGAATTAGCAGGCACAGGTACTGCCACCATTGCACGAGTGGCATTAAATGACAGCAATATAAACCCATCCAATGCACCGTATGCTTTGCATTTAACATTGAACGGATGGAATGATGGCGAAGTATTTTTGCGTCAACGATTCCAACAAAACGGAATGCTTTGGGCAAATAAATTTGTTGCGTCCGTTGTTACTACTAGATTGCAAGGATTACCACAGCTTATCAGTGCGCAATTAATAGATTCAAACGGAACCCCAATAGGCGACGTTTTGCCTGAATCGACTGTCAATAATGCATGGAATGAATTACCAGGTAATGCGCAAATACTTCCTCCTACCAATCCAGATATCCCTCCTGCGGCCTATGTGGATTATAAGTTGAAGATACCCTCTAATATTGACATTTATTTAACCAGTTTTCAGTTGATTGTCGAGGATTTGCCGCTTGAGCCTGCGTTTGAACAAGATTCTATTGATAGACAGGTAGACCATACCTGGCATTATTATAAAGATTCGGTTTTATTGATGCCAAAGGATACTATTTTGACTGCTTGGAATTTCCCGCTTAATCCTTGGCAGGCGCGCACTAAGTCGAATACGACTATTTTATCGAATACGTATATTACCGATCAAACCATTCTATCCATGGAAAACCCAGGAAGTATTGCGGTATCTGCAAACAGTGCTGGTGAATTAGCATTAACTACTGTGACGGCTACAACGCAGCAAAACTTTGCAGTAATTCAGTATATTGATCCAACCACTATCATTCCTTATTGGAATGAGATTTTATCAAGTCTTGTGACAGCCGCCATCACCACCACCAACGGCACACAGTTAAATGTGAAAATGAAACTGATTGCTAGCACGGCACTCCCTGCGGCGGTAGACCCCATTTTATCGTGGATTAGTAACGAGCCTGTATTCACTGGTCAATGGTCTGTAATAAACGCCATAAACACCCCAGTACAGGTTATATCCAGCGCTACGCCATCGAATTTTGCGTACGAAGGATTTCAATTGCCGGTAATTTCATCATCCACTATGACTCTTGGTATTGTATTTTATACAACGACTCCATTAGGAACAGATGATATTTTACGCTTAAAAAATATTTCTCTAGTACCAAATCGTTTTGCCATAGCATCACAACCGCAAACATACGATAGGGTATTAAGTGAATGTCAGTTTTATTATGAAAAAAGTTATGCACAAGACGTGGTACCTGGCACCGATAATGCAGGTGGGTGCTTGTTTGCTTATCAAACCCCCGTTACTGTATCGACCAATACAGAATTACAAATAACAGGGTTTGGATTTCCATTTAAAAATATATCAAGAACGGACAACCCTATTATTACGCTTTATTCACCGATTACTTTAAATGCGCCAAATTTTGTTTTTGGAGAAGTACAAACGTCTCTAAATGGTACAACATTCGACATTGCAGCAAATAATTGGACTGAGCTACAAAAAAGCTCCACTGGTGTATCGTTTGTTAATAACAATCGAGCAACCACTTTTTTACCAGCTGGTGGCACAGCCTTCCAGAATGCTTGGATATTTTATCACTATACAAAGGATGCAAGACTAGGTCTTGTTGCATAATAAAAGGAGAGTTTTAAATGGCTATAGCTTATAACGCGAACTATATCGAAACGATGCCGTTTAGCGATGCATGCGCGCAAATTCAATTGCCTGCAAACACCGATACCGATTGGACGGTTCCTGGCAGTCCAAGTCAGCAATTTCAAGCCTATTTTGAGTATGCATCGAATGCTAATGTGTTTGTGTGTAAAAATGCTGTTGCTGTTATTCCTGCCAGTGGCGTGGTAGAAGAGCAGCCCTATAACGAATTCAAGCCTGTGAAACGTTATGTACGGGGTGGTGATGTGTTACACTTTATTACACCTGATACCGTAGCCTACGTGGGCGTATCATTACGACAAATACAAGGTTAATTCGGACAAGGATTTCATCATGGTTGATACGCCTATTCGGACTATAACATTCAGTGAGATGACTTCAGGGGGTGATTTATCTAATGACGATAAAACCCCAGGATTGCTGAATGGTGGTAATGTTTTGTTTAATAATCCATGGACATTTTTACCGCCTGGTTCAACCGGCGATAGACCTATTCCTGCGGTTAGCATGTATTATCGTTTGCGATTTAATACAACCCTTGAAATATATGAATATTACGATCCAACTATTCCAATTTGGGTCGAATTATCAGGCAGTGGAACCGGTACAGTAAATCCAGGTGTTGCCAATGACATAGCCTTTTATGCAGCAAGCGGGCAAGCTGTGTCACCAATAGCTGGGGCTGCCAATTCAGTACTGGTAACCAATGGAAGCGAAGTGCCTTCACTAAGCACAACACTCCCGAGTGGCTTATCTATTCCTGGCGCCATAATTACTGCCTCAACAGCGGCTTTATTATCTGGTTCCGTAGTGGCTGCACCGGTTGCAGGTAATGATTTGACCAATAAAACCTATGTCGATTCATTATTTAGTTCAGGCGTTGCATCGGCTACTGGAACCACCAATCAAGTATTGGTTAATGGTGTTGCGGGTGTTCCAACCTCTGGCGCTATTACCTTGTCATTGCCGCAAGATATTGCAATTGGAAGCACGCCAACATTTGCTGGATTAACACTTAGCTCAATTCCTCTTGGAGGTGCTTCAGGTGGAACCGGTGTAAACAACGGTTCATCCACCATTACTCTAGGCGGAAGTTTAGCTACAGTTGGCGCATTTGCCAGTACCTTTACCATGACAGGAATTACAGGCGTTACTTTTCCTACCAGCGGTACGTTGGCAACTACTTCACAATTACCAACACCGGCTGCATTAACCAAAGTAGATGACAGTAACGTAACTTTGACGCTGGGTGGAACTCCTGCAACATCATTGCTGCAAGCTGTATCTTTAACCATGGGATGGACGGGGCAACTTCCTGTTACGCGCGGTGGCACGGAATTGTCATCTGCGACAGCCTATTCAGTAATTTGTGGAGGCACTACCAGTACAGGTGCATTTCAAAGCGTGGCAAGTGTTGGAACTAGTGGGCAGGTATTAACTTCAAATGGCGCGGGTCAATTGCCAACTTGGCAAGCTGCCTCTGGCGCAGGTACGGTTAATGCGGGAACACAAAACCAACTTGCTTGGTATGCTGCAAACGGTAGCGCTGTTTCAGGATTAGCTACTGCAAATAATGGCGTATTAGTCACGAGTGCGGGGGGCGTTCCAAGTATAAGTAGTACATTACCTTCTGGCATTGCAGCTACCAATATGAATTTAACGACACCAACTTTAGGAGTAGCTACTGCAACCAGTATTAATTTTGGAGGCAGCGCTTTATCAACCTATACGACTGGCGGCACATGGACACCTACAATAACATTTGCTACACCTGGTAATTTATCAGTGTCATATGCAACACAAAACGGAGTTTATACACGCATCGGAAATATTATAGTTGCTGTGTTTACAGTCGCCTTTACTCCTACTTATACAAGTTCTTCTGGTAATTTTTTCATAGCTGGGCTGCCTTTTACCGTGAATGGTTCAACGCTTGGTAATGTGGCAAATAGCAATACAACCGCTTATCCAGCAGGTACTACCCATCTAAATTGTTTAGGGGTTAGCGGTACTACAACCATGGCTATATCGGCCTGTGGTAATGGCGTCGCGCAGACATTTTTCACCGTTACACAAGTAGTCACAGCGGTGGCCTGTACATTCCAAGGAGCATTAGTTTACTTGGCTTAACAAGGAGATACTATGATAATTGATGCATTAAGTTTTGGCGCAGTAGGCGATGGTGTAACGGATGATACAGTGGCGCTACAGGCAGCATTAGATGCAACCTATGCGGCTGGTGACACGTTATATATTCCCGCAGGCACTTATCTTGTAAGCGCAAGTCTTGATATGCCTTTTGATAATGTTACGCCTTATGCCAAAGGAAACTATGTTTTTGGTGATGGCATGCTGCGTACAATCATTAAAGCAAATGCCGATAATGTGGCTATTTTTCATTATGATAATCCTGATGCATATCGCTTTATGCTTGGTGGAAAAATATCTAATATGACACTTGACGGCGCAGGGTTTAATGGCGGTTGCGGTTTGATGTTGCAAGGTCTTTATAACCACGTATTCGATACATTGCAGATTAAAAACCATAACAATGGTGTGGTTATTAATAATACTACATCGCCAGGGGATAGTGACGCTTGTAATCACATTGCTTTTGATAATTGTCGTATTCAAGTATGCCGTTCTTGGGGAATGATGATTAGCTTGGCAACCGGTAATAATGAAACCTCATTCATGTCATTAAGAAACACCACCATTGAATCATGCGGTACTTTGTCTGGTGAAATTGGCGGGGGTATGTACTGGCGTGGCCAGATGTTACAGTTTGATAACTGTGCCTTTGTTACCAACAATAACCGTGGATTGTATATTGAGGGCGGCGCTGGCGTTGGTAGTAATATCCTTGGAAATAATTTGTGCTTTGAAAACAATGGTGGCAAGAATATTCAATGCTATGGCATTATAGGAATGACATTAAATCAGCTCCAAATGTATAACGGAAGTACAAATCCGGCGGCCGCTGGCATTTGGCTTAACGCGCAGACTACTATTGCAAATATCAGGGTTAATTCTGCAAAGATTCGTGTGAGTCCGGCACTTACTCCGTTTTATGCGTTTTATGCGGCTGGTGCTAATTTGTCTGCGTCCACCGTAGTGGTTGATGATAAGCAGGTATGTTGGGATGTATGGGGCGCTGGTGGCCAAGTTAAATATTCAGGTTGGACAGTAGTTTAATTGATAAGGAAAAAAGATGGATAAGCAGCAATTGGTAGATCGCATTACAGTAATAAAGCAGGAAATGGAAGTAATGAAGGGAAATTATGCCAAGCTAGAAGGGCATTTAAATGAATGCACTCATTGGCTTCAGGTGTTGGTATCTTTTGAACAGCAATTAGAAGACGCTAACGACAAACTTTCAAATGTATGTATGGACAGCGGGGTAGAAGAGAATGGCGAAATTAACGGCGAAACAGCGCAACAAGCTGCCTAAGTCTGATTTTGGTTTGCCAGGGCGTGAAGCTTATCCAATGCCAGACAAAAAGCACGCTGCCAATGCTAAGGCACGCGCCACACAGATGGTAAACAAAGGGAAGCTTTCGGAGAGTGCGAAGGCTAAGATTGATGCTAAAGCCAATCGTATTTTAGATAAAGGCGATAGAGGCGGGAAAGGTTAGCGTAATTAATAAGAAGGGGTTAGTCATGGCTTACGATGATATTCCGAGAAAACCAATAGAAGTACGAGAAGGAAGGGGAGGCGGTCGCGCAGGCCATGATGAACTCATTGAGCGCGCTGGTGACTCTGGTAGGTATGGCGTTCGCACTGATGCGGCAGCAGAAGGCGTTGGCTATTTAGGTGTAGATGATTTGGACAGGATAAGACGTAAAAACCTTAAACACAAAACCAGATAATTAAAAGGAGATTTTAACATGTCAATTTTAGCAATTGCCCGTAACTTTAATGGCGATCCAAACATTGTAACCATCGTGACTGACGATGATTTGACCGCATTAACCACCACAGGGTACTGGGCGCTTCCAGAAACTGTGGATTCTGTTGCTGCTTTACAAAATGGGGCTTGGGAATGGGCTGATACTGATTTGGTATTGATTCATTATGATACTACTTTAATAGGCTTTTTTGTTTATGATGCTGTCAATGAATGCTTTGATGCGCTTGCTCCATCTGGTGGTTTAGCTGATACACTGCAATCTGCTAATATTTTCGTTGGTAATTCATCCAACATTGCGACTGGCGTGGCCGTAACTGGTGATATTACCATGAGCGATACTGGTGTTGTTGGTATTGCAGCCGGCGCTATTGTGAACGCAGATATTAATGCGGCAGCAGCTATTGCGTTTAGTAAATTAGCGGCTTTACCTAGCGCTCAAATATTGGTAGGTAGTGCTGGAAACGTAGCGACTGCGGTGGCTATGAGCGGCGATGTTACCATTACCAATGCGGGCGTTACTGCAATTGGTGCGGGTAAAGTGTTGCTGGCAATGCTTGGTGCTGGTATTGCGCCAGCCGGTGTAATCAAATACATGGGTCAGTTAACCTCTGTAGGTGGCGCTGCGGCTGAAGCCTTTACTGTAACTGGTGCTGTTGGCGCTACTGATAGAGCATTTGTGCAGGTGGTTGATAATGGTACTAATAATGTGACTGTACTTCAGGCGGTTGTGACCAACAACACTCTGACTGTGACATTTAGTGCAGATCCAGGTGCTGACGCTGTCATTAACTACCAGCTAATTCGTGCCGCAGCCTAATATGGTGCGCTTGGTTAGTGTTGCATTATTGGTATTATCTCTGGTTGGATGCTCTGCTAATAAAGAGAGCGTCCATACCGAGTTTATGACCTATACCTGTATAAAACCGCTTATTGGTTATCATTATCAAACTTGCAATACAATCAAATTCACGGTTAACGGAGAGGAATTCGTTATTCCTGCGCATTTTGAAACAGACTTAGCAAGTATTCCACGGGTTGCATGGCCTATCATGGCGCCTGCGCATTCCTCTTTAATAAGAGGTGCCATTGTACATGATTGGTTTTATCGCAAGACGTGTGATTTTACGCGCTTTGAAACCGATTTGATTTTCTATCACATGTTAAAGAATGACGGAGTATCAACCTTTCGCGCCACTTTGATGTATTACGCGGTGAGATTATTTGGATGGAACTATTACAATGAAGACTATTGCGAGAAAGAATTTAGAGGATTGGATCAAGAAGTGCGAGGCTTTGAGATTGCATCCATACTTAGATACCGTCGAGAAAATAACGATAGGATGCAATCTTAAGGCCACAATGTTACAATAGGGGAACAAAACAATCTAGGATCTACAATGGTTCCATCTCACTTAATAAACAAGGGTGAAATTTTTATTGAAATAAATAATTGCGATGGTCATTATTTTGTTTCAAATTTTGGACGCATCTATTCATCTCCAAAAATATCAAATGCTAATCGTAAAGGAAAATTTTTAAAATATGCATTAAGGGGGAAGGGGTATTATGGAACCGTATTAAGGAAAATAGGGGTTAATTCTATTTATGTTCATAGAATTGTCGCTTTGCATTTTATTCAAAACCCTGAAAATTTACCTGAAGTAAATCATATTAATGGCAATAAGCTTGATAATAGAGTTGAAAATTTAGAGTGGGTTACCGGATCACATAACATGATTCATGCTTACCAAATAAATCCAAATAAAATAACAGATAAAATGAGAAAATCCGCTAGCATGTTAGCATCAAAACTTGGTATAGAAAAAAGAAAATTAACGATGGACATTGCCAATAAAATTAGAAAAGAACATAAATCACGATGGGATACAAATAAATTAGCTCAAAAATATGGCGTAGGAATGCATGTTATTAGGCGTATCGTGAAAGGAGAAACATATAATGATAGATGTAAAGAAATGGATAAAAAGTCATGAAGGTCTTGAATTAAAACCATACAAAGATACAGTCAATAAATTGACCGTGGGATATGGGAGGAATCTACAGGATAACGGGATTAGCCCAGAAGAAGCAGAGTTTTTATTTAAAAATGATTTTGAACGATGCGAAAAAGAGTTAAACGAATGGGCATGGTACAGAATGCAGCCAGAAGGGGTTCAATGCGCATTAATGAACATGTGCTTTAATCTAGGCATGCCAAAACTTCTGGGCTTCAAACGCATGATAGCCGCTTTAAAAAACCGTGATTATACCTTAGCCGCAAAAGAAGCGCTCGACAGTGTTTGGTCAAAACAAGTGGGCGATCGCGCAAAGGATGTAGCTGTTATGATACGAGAAGGCAAGTAAATGGCATTACAACCAGAACAAATTGAACATATCAATATAGTGAATTGGTTTAATCATAATTTTCCCCAATTTAAAGACGACTTCCATCATTTTGCTAACGAACGCCGGTGCTCTATTCAGCACGGAAGAATTTTAAAACGCATGGGCGTTAAGAAAGGCGTCGCTGATTTTTTCTTGGCAGTACCAGCAAGAGGGTATGCGGGACTTTGGATAGAATTAAAAGTCGGCAAAGGAAAACTGTCTACCGAACAAAGCGAATTCTTACATCGAAAAAATTCCATGGGATACCAAGCAGTAGCTGTTTGGGGATTTGATGCGGCAACTGAGATAATAAAGTCCTATCTGACCAAAGAACATACTGAAAATTTGTTCAACGGCAAACCAATTTGTTGAGCAAATTTTGACGGCTCAATAAAGGTATAAAATTAGTGTAATTTATACCTTTTGGTTATAGATATTCCATAATTAGGTCTGATTATTTGAATAACCACGCTTAGTAAGTATGATATAATTAAATCATACTTATTTGATTAGTGATATTATGAAAAAGTTTGGTCGTAAGAGGGTATTGGAGACGGTTTTTTTATATTGTAATAAACATGGAGATTCAGAGCATGTTTTGGCTGGAATAAAATTCAAGAAATGGAAATGTTGCGCTTGTACTGTTGATTATAGTGCGGTGTATAGGAAAAAAAGAAAGAAAATGGCTGTTGATTATAAGGGTGGAAAATGTGAAATATGTGGTTATTGTAGAAGTATTGCCGTATTAAATTTCCATCATACAGATCCATTATTGAAAGAATATAATTTATCCGGTACTGGATTATGTAAAAAATGGAAAACAGTTGCAAAAGAATTGGATAAATGTCAAATGTTATGTTTTAACTGTCATCATGAATTGCATGAAAAAATAGATGCAGATCATAAAATATCTATACAGAGAAAACCTACACATTATGGTAGAAAACAAATACATGAAATAAACTCAAGAAAATTAGGAAGAAGAATATCACCTTGAATTTTTTATAATGATATTTTCATTACCAAAGCATTCCACATTCAGTACATTGAGTATTAGGTCCATAATTAGGAACTACCTTTTCATGTTCGCAATAATTATCAATCATGGATTGGATTTTTTTGTTAAGTTGCAAATTTGTTTTAATCCATCCTAATTTCATTAGATTGCATAATCCATCATAAATAATTTCAAGCTCTCCTTTTGTAAATTCATTCATTATGCGACACCCATTTTAAAAAATATCCCTGCCAAATAAGAAAATGAAGATATCATAAGAAAAACTCCTATCATCAATATAACAAACCACACTGTTTCAATTACTATGCCTATAATTTTAGATATAAATTGTTTTATTTTTTCTTTTTTAGTTAGCGGAACATCAACAAATTGACAATAAAATTCTGGAACTATTGTAGATCCGCATATTAAATCTTGTTTCGTAAAATCATTCATTTTTTATATCCATTGTATCGACACATTAACAAAACATGTCGAAAATTATTAATTATTTAAACCTATTGATATTCCTTCCCACATTTGCGGCATAATTGCCATCTAAATTGTTCATAATAACTATCTGATGGTTGGTGTTCGCAGTAGGTGTCTATCATATCCTGAATTTTATTTATCAGCGGTCTTTCGCTCTTATCAACCCAAGAATTCCCAAATTCAGTGTACACTTCACCCCAGTTTAATATGGATTCTAGCTCTTCTTTCGTGAAGTTAGTCATTCTTTAGTTCCTCAGAAAAATATATTTCAAAATAGTTATTATCGAGGTCGCGAATATAAATAACATTTAATATTTTTTTGTTGGGAAGGAATGTTTTATACACTTCTTGCAGGGAAAGATCAAAATACCCTCTGTCATTATCCCAAAAAATACATTTATTATGCAATGATCCATAATATCCTTTTCTTTCACCCTCTGATGCACGGCACAAAAACACACCATCTGGCAATACATTCAATGCTTTGGCCTCAAGATCGTGTAATTCATTTTCAATAACAATTTGTGATTTTTGTGCGTTTTGATTGTTTTGTGCATTGTTTGTTACAGCTATACCAGACGCTATAGCCACGTATGATGCAGAATAGCTTAACGATGTGCTTAACAGCATCATTGCGGCAATCGATTTTTTCATTACTGCCCCTCATTTTTAATCAAAATACTTTTTTTTAATCTTCGTACCATCATGTTCAAGTGCTATCAATAACCGATTAGGCGTGATCACCTCATGCAGCATTTGCTCTACCATAGTGCGATCCCCAAGATGCGGATACCAGCGACTAGAGTCAACACAATGCTTCCTCACAAACTGGCCGTAAAACACACGCAATGCCTTTTCAGATATAGGCGAATAATGCTCAAATACCGAACCAATACGACCCGCACTGTCTTCGCACTGATATGCGCAATTAACGCGAAAGCCTTTCTGCGTTCCTGATAATCCATAGCGCGCCTTTATCACGCGAACCTCTTTCACATTCTTCTGCACTTGAGACATGGACAGCTTGGCATTTGGATCAATCAACTCACCCTTACATTTGTGACACTCACGCGCTACTAAGTCATTTTTAGCGCCACATACAACCCCGTCAATGCTATGCTCGCACTCTTTAAATTCAAAATAGTACGAGCAGCGCTCTTGTTGAATTTCACCTGTCTTTTTGTCAATTTTTTCATTTTCTTTGTCAACTTTACCAACGCAACGACGAGCAGTATCGGTGTTCATGGTATTGCAGCATGGGCATGCAATCACTAACGGCTTATCTTTGTCTAGCGCTTTTTTAACCGCTTCAAGCAAAACAGGATTATCCCAATCGGCATGACGCTCGATATTGCCTGCAAAGTCTAAAACTAAGGCGTCTTTTTTATCGGTGTTTGGTGAGAGTCGCAATACTCTCCCCATTGTTTGCACGAGTAAAACAAGGCTCTCGGTGGGTCTAAGATATGCAATAGTGTCAAAACTAGGCACGTCCACCCCAACAGATATAATAGCAATATTGACAAGGTACTTAATTCGACCAGTGCGCGCTTTTTCCAGTATCTCAGTGCGTTCATTTTGTGGGGTGTCTCCTAAAATGATCGCCGATTCACCTATTGGCAAATGGCTATATATTTCCTCAGCATGTTTTTTTGTAGTCGCAAAGAAAAATACGCCTCGTCTTTGCTGCGTCTCCATAATATGCACTACTTGATTGCAAATAAGCTCTGTCAGGCGTGCGCTTCTTTCAACGACTGATTCTAATTGCTTTTGATCGAACTGGCCGTTTTTTTTGATGCGAACGCTAGAAAAATCCAGCACTAACTCTTTGTCTACTTCAAACACAGGCTCAATGAGATAATCATTTTCGATTAGCCATTCGGTGGTAATATTTCCCACCTGACTTTTGAACAGGGCTTCACTCCCAACGATAGGGGTTCCCTTGAATCGGAAGTTTGTCCCTGTGGCGCCAAGTAAACGCATGTCATGGTACTCTTGTCTAAAATAACGCAGAATACGCATAAAACTAGTATGACGATTATTAAAATTAATGGCGTGCGCCTCATCCACCACGATGATGTTGAATTTGATAGTAGAAATTGTTTCATTTTTATTTATTCCGTTAAGTACTGATTGTGGTGTGCCAAATACTACTGGTTTGCTTGCGTCTTTTGAACCAAGGGCTGCACAATATATTGATGCATCACCCCCTTCTTCTATAAACGTTTGGCAATTGTTTCTCACCAGCTCTGCATTATTAACCAGGCATAATGCACGTTTACCAGCGCGCTGCATGGTTAATAATATGGATGCCAGCATTAAGCTTTTACCAGCCCCTACACTTGCCATTAATAGTACTGGATCGGTATTGCGTTTCAGCGCTTCCCAGCATTGTTTAACGGCCTTTTCCTGATAAGGTCGCAATTGTTTCATTTACATTTTACTCTTTGTGATGTGTTTGCGCATTTCGCTAATTTCAGGGTAACTATAATTAAGGATGACCAATAGCAATGCTTTTAAATTCTTTTCCAGTGCATCAATTCCGTAATCTGAAAGTTCTATTTTTTGCGTTATACTTCCAACCCTACATAATCCATCATGGCATTGCTGATATATCTCAAGCACATGATTACCACGTTCATTTTTAGATAATTTAAACGCGGATTCTGTTAGCAATTCCTTCATCTAAAATCACCTATATCAGTTATTATCATTTATACTGCACTCCACACTTTTGACATAATTGCCATCTGAATTGCTCATAATGGGTATCGGATGGTTCGTGTTCGCAGTAGGTGTCGATCATGGATTGGATTTTTTTCATCAAAGGAATATTTTTTAATTCAGAATAATTGGAATCCAATTCATCATAGATATATTCTAGTTCTTCTTTCGTGAAGTCATTCATTTGCATCTTAATTCCTCAACTCGCATCTTAAGGTGGTCTATAACATCATCGTCAAATGATTGCAGGCTAAAATCTAATAAAGCCAAAAGGCTATATATTGTACTTAAAACCATATCATGCGCATGCTCTGCATGGTTTGATTGAACTGTAAGGTAGTTGCTACCTTCATGATAAAACTTTACTGTGGATTGAAAACTCATTGATAAAACTCCTCACATTTAACACATTTATTTTTAGGTGGATTGCTTGTATAAATAAGTCCATCTGATTCATGCTCGCAATAGTTATCAATCATGGATTGGATTTTATTTTCCAATGCAATGTACATTTCATCCGTAAATGATGAGTCATACCTGTTTTGACCATTATCCATATCAAATTTAATCTGATATAGCTCTTCTTTAGTGAAGTTATTCATAGCACTTTGTCACCTTTAATTCTTTAAACCAGTTCTGCATTTTTTCTTGGCGTTCTTCACGCTCAATCATGTATTTTATTTTTTCTCTAAATCTATTCATAGCTGGAGTATTAGCCATTCTGTAAGTACTGATTTCGTTTTCTAAGTTATCTAAAATAAATTCTAATTCTTCTTTAGTAAATGAAAGCATCGTCATCTAAAATTTACCTCTGGCATGCTTTCAAGATTGCGTTTTACGCCGTCCAAAACTTTCTGGTATGCATCGGCAACAATGGTCATTATTTCTTTCGCCTTAACTTCTCTATGGCCTGATTTAAGGTATTCGTCAATGTTCTTTATCGAAAGATTAATCATGTTAAATAAAGTCAATTCCATAAAATCATGGATACCACCACGTTGCGCATGCTCGAATTTTGCCAAGAAATCCTTAAGATACTGGTGTGCATTCAATACTTGGTCTTCTGCTGTAATCTGTGTTGCCCCATTTGCTGTTTTTAAATCATTCATCATTTAACCTTTTTGGATCGCTATTCGGCATTAATCTTGCCGTCTTGTCTTTGTCTTTTGTAACCAAGGTACTGCCAACTTTTACCATGTAATCATATAGCGCTTGAATATTTCCCTGCCTATCGTCTAGCGCTTTCATTTTAGCGTCTAATTGTTTAAACATAGATTCATATTGCGCAGTAACCGCCTCGCACCGCTCAAGGCGGCGCAAGATTTCATCAAACTTATTATTGGATTTTTTATCAATCTGATTCATTTTGTTTTTCCGATTCTTGTTTTCTTTTGATCAGGAAATCCAGTAAATCCTCTACTACGTTTGTTCCTTCATTAATAAAAAAAGGATGTTTCCACGGCGTCATTTGATTCCATCCTTTTTCTTTTGCTTCAGCCGTATGCAGCTCAGGATGTGCCAATGCGTGACCGGATAGTACACTAAATTTCAATACATCGTTCGTAATCCTAACTGCATCCATAAGAGCATCAAACTTTATATAACTCATGAAGCGACTAAACATATCCGCTTCTTTATTTTCCAGTATGCTTTTTGTATGTTGTAATGCTTTGATAAATTCGTCCATATTATCAACTACTCTCTGGATATGTTTTTCATCTGGTAATATTTGTTTAGTCATTTTTATTATCCTTATTTGTGGCACACTTTATTAAACTTACATAATTTACACTGCCACCATAGAGGCGAGCCATTAACTCTTGGTGGCGCAACTACTGCTGTGGATATCATCAACGCCTTAGCTTCCAATTTCTGATAATATTCTTCGTCAAATAACACTAATTCATCGGAAATATCACTATTATCCTTATTTAGTACAAGTATATATGTACTATATATACCGCTCATTCCCATATAGCTCTGAATTTGCGCATAATATTGAGGATTCCAAACTTTAACGCCTTTCTTAACAAACACCTTAAAACTGGCATCTTTTGCGGTTTTTATCTCAATGATGGCCTTGTAAACGCCACCTTTCCCAATCCAAACAGCATCAAGATGCCCCCTAAATATAGGAACAATTTTTGATCTAAGCTCTTTTCTTGGAAGGCTTCCAATTGTAATGCCTGCATCATCCAGCCAATCTAAAACCAAAGATTCAAGTTTCTTACCTATTTGCCAAGTACGCCATGTTTTCGTCGGCACTTGCTCGGCTATAACCTCACGCATTTCGTACCAAATTTGTCGCAAGCAATCAGAGCCAATTACTGACGCACCGATATAATTGCGCGCATCTTCTTTAATGCGCGCTTGTTGCTTTTCTATCTTTTTGGTTAATTTGTCTTTAGTCATTTGGATTAGATGGCACCATGCATTACAACATCTAGATCTGCGCTAGTCTCATTTGCAATTAACTCACAAAGATGCTTATAAAAAGTATATGCTTTCTCTTTATCGGTAAATTGAGCCTTTGGATCTGTTCCATATTTTGCAACCACACTTACCACCCATATATCAATATCATTAGATTCTGATTGACGAATCATTGCATGTTCCGGCTGGCAAAGAATAGAACATGACTGCCTTTCCTTCCCTCTTAATACATCAACAACATCAGAACCATTACAATTTGTAAAATTTAACCACATTTTTATATCTCCAGTTTTATTATTAATTAAGGTGACAATCGGCAGGGAATTGCACCCTGCTACTAAATGGGGTTTATTGGAATCATGTTGCTACCCACCCAAATCTGGACACTACAGGCTCATTTTTGATGAGGGATTGCCACCCTTCTGTGCAGTAGCACGGACTCTCATAGTTCCGTACCTGCGTGTCACTGTCCACGCCGCGATTGTCATAAACTCAGCAATTCTCTTATTAAGAATTTTCGATAGCAATTCTTTTAAAACGGTATGTCCTGTTCAGTTATTGGTGGTATAGCCTCGCCTCTAGGGTTTCTGTCAAACGCAGTACTTAAGTCACTTCGTGTATGCGTCACTTCTAACTTAACGCCTGTCTCAGACTTAAACCCTTCTGCTGGATGTATTTCCGACACCCAATTGTATTGGCGACCAGTTTGCTTGTCTGGCTCTGTTTCTCGAATTTGTATTCCTGCCACCTTCCCAACAAACACCGATAAGTCTTGGTCAGTCGGTGCGCCAGAATGTTTGGGGCTAAGCTTGTATAGTTGATAGATAAGCTTAAGCATGTTTAATGCACGATGCTTTGTTTTAGCAGGGTCTTTGTCGCGCTGATCACCCCATACTTTAAGCTTTTGATTAACCTTAGCGCCTTTAAAATCTCCATCTATTAAAACCCAATCAATGCTTAAATACTTATTGCCGTTATATTCTGCATTCATAAACGATTCTATCTTGGCTGACGCCATAGTACCGTCTGGTATTTGCGTAAAAGACTTTGCAAATGCATCTGCTGGATTACCTGTTACTGCACCTAACTCTGATTCCCAAAAACTCATGACTGAACCCCCTCTTTTCTTTCACCGTATAAACCCTTTATAGCCCACATTACGCTCTGCTCAAGATTGGTCAATGCTAAAGAAATCTCCCGCGATCTTCCGATTTCATCGTATTTTTTTTCAAGCTGTTCAGCAACGGATTTAATCTCTAAAGCAAATTCATGTAACTTCGCATTGCTGTTATATTTTTTTCTAAATGTATCTTCCATTCTCTATTCCTCATCATCGTTAAAATAACCTTCTAAGCATTGCTTCACATGAAACAAATCATTATCAATGTATTGTTCAGGAAAACATCCAATCGGGCTTTTAGCTGTGTGAAACCCATCACTTTGTGTTAAAAACTTAAATCCTGTATCTGTCACCATGCTGTGTAATACCGTGGTAAACATGCCCTCGATTGTTATTTTCTCATCCAGAAGTTTGCCAATAGTCTTAACCTTGGATTTACCGTTAGCATCAAACTCATTATGCGACAAAAAGATAGACAGCAAGTTGCTACGACAAGCCATAGCGGCATTAATTATCATCCAATAATGGTTGGCAAGCTCACTATATTTGTCGAATCCACGCTCTGATGACCTGCGCATAAACTCATTGGCTAGCACATACTGTAAATCGTCAATAACGATAGTGGTAATCTCAGGTCGCAGTTTATCTATTACTTGAATGCATTTAATAATGCGCTGCCAGTCGTCTGTTGCAAGATAATTACCCTCCGTGTCATTCCATCCTTTAATCGGTTGGTAGCGCTTTTTGTAGCCCTTAAACGGTAAGGGCTTATCTAAAACAGATATGATAAAAGTGGTTTTAGGATCTAAGTAGCGAATCGAGGTGCTTTTACCTGTTCCGCTTTGTCCTATTACGAGTACTGTATTTGACATTTACACGCGCTCCTTAATCACAACCCCAGCCTTACCGGGCTTCTTATCAATCAACCCAATCAAAGCGTCACGTACTTTTTTAGGAGCATCTTGCATGTATTTATCACATAGTCTTTTATCCACTGTATAGGATATAGATTGTTTGATGGGATTAAACTCGTCAGGCAACTTTACATCACCAGATTCATAGAGTTTTTTATTCAGGGAATACACAAAAGGGGTTTTTACTTCTATTTTCCAAGCTTGGTATTCGTACGTCTTTTGTCCTTCGTGATCGTGTTCTAATGCGCCAATAATTTCTTGAGTTAACTCTTCTTTGCGTAAAGTTAATTTTGCTATTTGCTTATTTATCTTTTGTAACTCAGTAACACTTTCAGAAAAAAAATGTTCTTGTTCGTTGGTTTGATCAAATATTTGCATTTTGTTACCTCTTTCACTTTATATAGTCTCCGTCGGTAATGACGTGAAGCTATAGTATAACAATAGTTGAACCATGTCAACATTTGGTATATACTATTTTTGAATTATTTGGAGGGCAATACATGAAACCTGAAGAGGTAAAAGCATATTATGGGAGTCAATACAATTTTAGGAAGGTTACGGGCATGTCCACGGCTACATTGGGCAATTGGTTAAAGTGGGGAAAGATTCCAGAAGAGTCTCAATATAAGATTGAGCGTTTAACGAATGGGGCTTTAAAGACGGAGTGGACTAAGTGACTGAAAAACAATTAGACGATTTAAAACTAAAAGCCTGCGAGTACATGGAATCATTATGTAATATTCGTGGCGCAGATTTTAATGCTGGGCAAGCATATGCCATAAGGTTAATGTTTCAATGGATTAAGGAATTGAAGAATGATAATCAGTGAAAAGCAAATAATGCAGTTGATAACAATTGTCCATGGATATGTGACAGCGATGCATAGAATGGGGCAATATAAAAATGTTGAAATAGCTCAAGATTTACTAGTAACTATTAATGATCAACAACCAAATGTTTTAAAGGAAATAAAAGATGAATGACGAACAAAACGTACAAGATGCAAAGAAAAGCATTAAAGCACATATAAAATTCATGGAGACTATTTTGCAGCACTTAAACAGTAATGAAGAGGTATCAAAAGGTCGAGCCATGTGGACGGCTTGGTGCTTGCATAGATATTTCAGCGGACAACTTATCAAAGATATACAGGAAGCTATGGAAGAGAATAAAGGAAAAGAAAATGCTGGTTAAATTATATCGCTTAGTAAAATGCAGATTAATTCATAAACAAGAAACTAAAACAGCACCGTGTCCCGTGAATGTATTTAGTTTTGAAATGGGTACGTTTAGGGGATGCTCTCGTTGTGATATATGGCGCAGAGTGAGAGATCCAGATTTTTAACAAGTACTGTTATAAATCAAAAACTTGGTATAAGATGACCCGATTATAAAGTTTGGCGCTTTATAATCGGGCTGGCGAAAGCCGGTGACAGTACACCGTGATAAATTCAAGGCACGATGTAACTGCGTGTATATTATCCATTGATGGACTAAAAAGCAAAGGGGATTTAATGACTATCGATTTATATGCTAAAGCTGTTAATCTGCTTGAGCAAATAGCTAACTCAGTGCATGAGCGTGAACCTAAAAATCAAAATCTATTATTCTTTAGCACTACCGAGGTGCAGCTAGTACAGGATTGGCTAGCGGAATTCGCAAAAGAAACCAGTAAATGAGAAAAAACCCTGTAGCGTGGAGATACACTACAGGGCTAAAATAAGGACGTTACAATGAAAAAAACAACCTACAGGAAAACTATAACATGAGTAACCAAACAAAAGAAATAGACGATTCCACGGCCGATGCAATAAATACGGAATGCTTTGAAAATTTGCTTGCTGAGTTTCACACACACTTGATGCTTTTTGATCGCGATATAACAAAATTAATGAGGACTAAAGAATATTGGGAGGCAAAAGAGAATCTTAAACATATTAGTGCTAGAGTTAACTTATTGATTAAGTTTGCAGATTTTATTGAATATGTAGGCATCCTACAAAATAAATTATAAAATAGTACGATAGAAAACAGGGCATCCAGCCCACCCTCGCAACCGACCACCAATCAGTTACGGGTAAATCCATACAACGTGTGTATCAACACAAAGGAAGTATACCATGTCAAAACATGACTGCCAAACAATACGTGAACTATCTTACCGTGCTTGCATTCCCTATTTCATCCTATTTGACCAAGACCTAAACGAACAGCACTTAAAGCTGTACGGCATCATCGAGCAGATGGAATCAAACCCAAACCCCAAAGTACGCCCCACCTTCTCATACACTTGGTTTGCAAACCTTCTTGGCATTCAACCACGAGCCGCCAAGAGAATAGCCAAAACCATGAAAGAAAAAAACTACCTTGTTCACCGTCAACTAGGTGATGGTACATGGCTATGGGGTACTGCTAAAAAAATGGTCATAGACGACAGCCCTAATGAAGGGGTGTCACCAGAAGGGGGGGTGTCCCAGAATGACACCCCCCCGGTGTCGCCACAAGACACCCCCCCGGTGTCCCAGAATGACACCCAAAATACTAATAAAGAAAACTACCAGAAAGAAGAAAACACTAAACTAGCAAGTAGTAGTTTTTCTTTCTCAGAATCAACAGATAAAAACCTAGTAGCCCAAAAGCTTGAACGTGATAAACGCAGTAATGAGGAATTTTTAGCTGAATGTGTTATACACGTAGACAATCACAGTGACCAAAAGTATCCACGTTTACAACGAGCCAACGCATTAGTAAAACTTTTAAGCAAGCTTAAATCCGATAACGTCATTTTTAGACCAAAAACAGATCTAAAAGAGGATAAGAGCAGCAAACCTAAAGCGCAGCCCCTATTCACTGAAGAAGAAGGCCAATTGATGCAAGAATACCTTCACGCTAAGAAAATGGAGGATTGGGGGCAAGACATCAACATCTACATGCCAAATGCAGAAAAAAGAGAAAGGGCAAAAGAATTGCTCGCACGCTCTAAAGCCATGGAGTCGAAAGGATGCACCAACTCACCGAACAGCAATGCAAGAAAATGCTCTTTAATGTCGGTATCAAACTTGGTGTCTCACCTCGCTTGATATCCTCCAGGCTATTGATTAAACAGGATAAAGAGGATATGTTAAACGGCTTAGTGTCTTCTCAAATGCTAGAAACCGCAGTTAAGTGCTGGATGAAAGCAGGCATGCCCGATTACGTAAACGGAAAGAATGAGCCGTATGTAACAGGGGGTGAACCCGTAGGGCGCAAATACAAAGGTTATGGTAATTATTATTGCAAGGATAAATAAGATGCAAAATGGATCTGTAAAGTGGTTTGACGACGCAAAAGGTTTCGGCTTCATTCAAGCAGCAGGTAAAGATTATTTCGTACACTATAAACAAATAAAATCAGATGGGTTTAAAAGCCTCAAAGAAGGCCAAAAAGTGACGTTCGAAGCTAGCAGCTCACCAAAGGGTTGGGTAGCAACGAACGTTCAACCAGAGTGATTTACGGGCGTTTACAAAGGCCACGCAATTTACTGCATCGCTCACACCTATCAAACCCACCAGCGCGATAACAGCGCTGGGTAGGGTGGTAACGCATCAAAAAACGATGACCTTTCAACATGCACTTAATTTTCTTTAACATGGTAACTGCCTCCATTCTTCAGTAAAGTTATTTCTCCAATACAAGCAAAACGCGCCTCATTCTCAGTCATAAACCAATCCAATGATTCAATCATAGCAACCCCATCCCAATACACTAAATAATCCCACATAGGTTTATTGGCATAATGCTTCCTGACCTCAAACTCATACCCATCTAATTTTTCCCTCATGCTACACACTCCTGTCTTTTCTTGCAGCTATCATAAAACGACAAAAATCTACGACATACCACCGCAAACGAATCAATTGCCGCCTCATGCACAGACACTTCCTCAACTATCATATTCCCGCGCTCGTCATATATTTCCAAGTCATAACCAAACTTCTTATTTTCTCGTATGTAAATATCTATATCTTCAGCCATCAAATCGTAGAGCGTGATATCGTTCATTGTTTGCATGCTATTCCCCTAAACCCATTTGCCTAAATGAAAAGTAATTAATAAGCGTATCACCATCTTCCAACACACACTCAAACGAATAACCAACCAATTGACCAGTCCAACAGCTGTACTGCTTCTTGTAAATCTCCCTACCAACACGCTTGAAATCACCCATAACCTCAGTGTTACGACCTCTGGCGATCTTTATATGCTCATTTACCATTTTTCAGTCCTCATTTGTTAGTTGATGAAAACAGTATATCAACAATTGGCATGTATGTCAACACTTGACACATGAAATATTATAATCTAGTTGGTTTTATTTTGCGTTCGAAGCAGAACCTTTATAGTGTGAGGGTTTTGCGTTTTTATCTACTGGGTTATTCACAGATTTTGTGGATAAGTAATTTTGTGGTATCTTTGTTTTGTTAGCGGCATGTGTGATATAGCGCATAGGTGATTGGTTGGTGGTGCTGCTAACACTTATTAATCGATTAATAATGTATCAACAGGAGTTTACAAAATGAGCGAAGTTAAAGACTATACAAGTGCTGATGGTGACATGGGCAATACACATTACAACGGTGTACCTTCTGCGTATGGCAAGCGTGTCGAGCAACAAAACAAGATGCAGCCCAAGTATTGCATGCCAGGTGAAGCGGGTGGTGAAATGCGTGGTGAGAAACGCAACGAGCAGGCAGCTCCATAATGACAAAGAAAAAGCGGCCTGAAGACTTATTGCCGCTCGGTCGCCCTCTTGAATACACAAAGGAGATGGGCGACTACATTTGTGAACTTGTTTCATCGACTGGATACGGTCTTTTAAAGTTGACGCAGCTTTATCCTGAGTTACCCGACAAGATGACTATCAATCGATGGCGTCATCGTTTACCAGATTTTCGCGCCCAATATGCACAGGCAAAGATTGAACAGGCCGATATTTTAGCAGAAGAATGCCTAGAAATTGCTGATGATGATTCGATGGATGTGAAGTACGATCCTAAGACTGGTGACGAGCTTTGCAATACAGAATTCATCGCTAGAAGTAGGCTAAGAGTGGATACTCGCAAATGGCTAGCCGCGAAACTATTGCCAAAACAATACGGTAAAGCAGCGGAAGAATCTACGAAAGACAAGACGTTACCTGAAACCCTTATCGAAAAACTGGTTGATAAGTTGATCGAATAGCGTTAATATGCCAATCCCTGTCATGCAGACGTTATTTACTCGCACAGTCCTTACTAGTCATATGCATGATGGGGGTTAATTCATGAAGACAGCGGCGTGGACAGTGACACCGGAGGGAGCAGCGGGCGGGGAATACGTGGGATAAACCGTCATAAGAGTAATCAAGCGACCACACTCGCAAAAGGCTTTTGTACTCAGCGCTAAGTTAAGTTTGGTATCTTAGATTAGCACATTACCTCGCTAACCAAGCAGGTGCAATTCCTGCCTGTCTTCTCCATTCAGAGATTAAAAAAATGATTAAATGGCTTATATGCAAGATATGGGGTCATGCTTTAGACAAAAAAAATCTTGCTAATGTTGTACGCAGTAATTTGATGGGTGATACGCGTACCGTGCGTGCGTTATGTTATTGCGTGTGCTGCGGTAAATATGTGAAAGTTGGTGATGTAAAATGATTGATTATGAAAAAATTGAAAAAGCAAGACAGCTGTGTGCGGAGCTTCCTGATCACTGGTTTGAAATTAGTTTTTGTCAGAAAAGAGACGATTCTTTAGAGATTGAGATAAGATTATGTCATTCCGGTTGCGACGCAAATCTTTACTACAAAACTATTGATGAGCTAATCGAAAAGCTAGAAAATTTAGCCGATGCACAATGCAATTTTAAAGTAGACGATACAATTTGGTTTGTAGGCAGAGACGCTAAAATACAATCCATGCAAATACATAGAATCCAAACGAATGGTGGCCAGAATAAAATAACGTTGCACGATTTTGAAGGATTTGTTGACGCGGAGCGTGCATACCATTCAAAAGAAGAGTTAATTCAAGCACAGATTGACTACTGGCACTCACAGCGTTAGCATAAGCCTAGATAAACAAAAGGATTTACGCTGTATGCAAGAAGAAAAGCTCATTCGTGTTTTAAAGTCACTCCCGCTATTTGCTAAAAACTTTCTGATTATTCACGACAAAGCAGGCAACGAGCAGTATTTCACCTTCAATCGCGCACAACAATACATTCATGAACGCCTAGAAGCCCAACTCAAAGCTACAGGGAAAGTACGTGCGTTGGTACTTAAAGGCCGACAACAAGGCGTCAGCACGCTAATACAAGCCAGATTTTTTCATAAGACTGTGACCAAGCGCGGCAAAAAGTCGTTCATTCTAACGCATCATACTGACTCAACCCGTGCGCTGTTTGAAATGACTAAACGCTATAGCGAGAATTTAGATCAAACCATATTCCCACAACCCGACAAAAAAAATGATAATACGCTGATGTACGATGGCCTTGGCTCTGGTTACCGTGTGGGTACGGCTGGAAGCGTTGAGGTGGGGCGAGGCATGACCAACCAATATTTGCATTTGTCTGAGTATGCATTCTACAAAGACGCTGCAAAAATAGGCATGGGGTTAATGAATACTGTTGCTGAGATTGACGGCACAGAAATAATCAAAGAGTCTACCGCTAACGGGCAAAGTAATGACTTTTATTCGGACTGGCTGGAAGCAAAGAACGGTAAGAGCCGCTATCAGGCTATCTTTGTTCCTTGGTATTGGCAGGATGAATATTGCATTGATGACGATTCGTTTATTCCCACTGAAGAAGAAAAGAACTGGCTTTCTGAATTTGGCGCTAATGGCTTGACTAAAGGTCATTTGAATTGGCGTCGCATTAAGATGCAAGATATAAAAGGCGATTACGATCAGAAATGCAGAAAGTTCAGACAAGAGTATCCATTTACTGATGATGAGGCGTTTCTCTCCTCGATTACTGATACATTTATCCAGCCTGAACACGTCAAGAAAGCACGCAATACCACGGTTGAAAGCGAATCGCACTTAGTCATAGGCATAGACCCTGCACGCAAAGGCGATGACCGTACCGCTATTATTCGACGCAAAGGCCGTAAAGCATATAACTTAGAAACGCATTATAATATTGACTTGATGGAATTAGCAGGCATTATTAAGCGCATTATAGAACGCGAAAGACCTAGACGTGTTTGCATTGACTGTATCGGCATAGGTGCAGGCGTCGTGGATAGGCTGCACGAGCTAGGGCATGATATAGTAGAGGGCGTAAACGTTGCTAGAAAGTCGTCGGAGCCTGCAAAATATAAAAACTTGCGCGCTGAATTGTGGGATGCTACACGCGAATGGCTAATACAAGACATTCCCGTGGAGATTCCCGACGAGGACGAACTGCAAACCGACTTATGCGCTTTGGGTTACAAGTATGATTCAAGTGACCGATTGCAGATTGAAAGCAAAGAAGACGCAAAGAAACGTGGGTGTTTGTCGCCGGATACCGCAGAAGCTTTGATGCTGACGTTTTATGGCGGTGAATACGTAGCAGAAAGCGGGTATCAAGTGAATAGGATACCGGAACGCACAGCGGGGTTATTGATTTAAAGATAAGGTGGTTGCGATGTGGACAGCGACACATAAGGGGCATACTAGAAGGTTCGAGCAATCATCCTAAGGCCACCATTGCTCATAGCTGGTGCAATTCCAGCCGACCACCACCAATATTACACAACAAGGGATTGAATCATGCCTAAACAAAATGAAAAGGTAGCACGCCAAGCCCGTATTGCTTGCGAGAAATGGCGCGAGTATTTCAAGCAAAACATCGATTTATATCATCTCATGCACAGCTTTGTTCTCGGTCAGCAATGGTCTGACGAAGAAGAAGACGACATGATTAAAACCTATCGCAAAGTGCCGTTGACGTCCAACAAACTTGGAACGATGGCTAATAGCTTGCTCGGTGAACAGCAGCAAAATACGCCGCAGTTGCAAGTCGTGCCTATGACTGGGTGCGATGAACAGACTGCATCGCTGCGTGAGATAATCACAAAAGACATTATGTTCTCAACGCCCGCTACTATTGCGTATCAAGTAGCTGGTAGTCAAGCGGCTATTGGTGGGTTTGGTGCGTTTTGTGTGACGACTGATTACACGCATTCGCGTTCGTTCGATCAAGATATCGTATACAGCTATTTCAAAGACGCCACACGCTGCTTTTGGGATGTTGGGGCAGACACCATCAACAAAACAGACGGAACCCATTGCGGCTATATCTCGCGTATGACACGGGTTAAGTTTCGAGAGATATACGGCAAAGACATTGAACAAAACATTTTAAAGACAACTAGCATTACTCAGACGCAAGAGGAGATTGCACTTGCCGTACAACCTGATGAAGCGAACGACCCATTCAATTGGGCAGATGATGAATCGATTACAATCATTGACTATTATGTGCGCAAGTACGAAAAAGATACACTCTATAAGCTATCTAACGGCCATACGCTCAATCAAGAAGAAATGGACGAGCTGATAGAGAAATCACGCGAGATTAATAATCGCAATGCAATGATGGACTTAGAGCAGCAATTAATGGGCATGCCACAACAGCAACCAATGCCTATGCAGTCTGACATGCAAGCTCCCATGCAACAAATGCAACCACCATCGGAGGATGGGTTCGGCATTACTGGCGAGCATGACATATTGCCTGGCAATAACGGCATGCAAGGTGCGCAGTACAATCAGCCCCAACAAGAGCAAGTGGTTGATTATGGCGAATCAGAAGATGTGATGACGCTTTGGGATGAGGGCGAAATTGTCCGGATTGAAGAAAAGCGCCCATCCAAGCGCCATAAAGTTATTCATTATCGTATCGCTGGCAACTATGAGCTAGACAAGTCGGAAGCTCCTAGCGAACAATTGCCGTTGGTTTACGTCGATAACAATAGCTATTACGACAAAACAGGTAAGCAGATTACGCGCTCATTCTTTGGTGATTGCCGCGATACGCAGCGTTATATTAACTATTTACGTACACAATCTGCTTATGTGCTTAAAGTATCTAGGTATGACCAGTGGATTGGTAGCAAGAAAAATGTTGCAAGCCTTGATACTCAAAGAAACTGGCGTGACCCAACCGCAATACAAGGAATGCTTACTTATGACGAAAGCCCAGAAGGATATAAGCCCGAACAAATCAGACCTCCTGAGTTATCAGCATCCTTGTTCCAACAATATCAACTTGCTATTGAAGACCTATACACCTCTACGGGACTTTATCCTGCGCGCATGGGAAATAACGGCGATGAGGCCAGCGGAAAAGCTATCGACGCAAGAACAAGACAAGGTAGCTACTCAACTTTTGTCTTTTTCAACTCAATTAACCGCGCCATTGCAACAGGCGGTGAAATTGTTAACGAAATGATTCCTCGCGTGTATGACACAGAGCGGGTGTTAACGCTCATGATGCCAGACGAAGGAATTAAGAATATCACTATCAACAGGCAGGCTGATGAATACGGCGAGCGTATTGAGAATGACATTCGCAAAGGCACATACCAAGTGCGTTTGAAACCCGGACCATCTTACGAAGGACAGAAAGAACAGGCGTTGCAATCGTTGCGTGAAGTGCTACAGATTGACCCAACCACGTTTAACTTAGTGGCTGACCTGTACGCTGAGAACTTACCGCTTGCCAATACGATTGAGATTAAGAATCGCCTCAAAACGCGCGTATCGCCTGCCATTATCGAAGCAGGAAAAACAGGCCAGATGCCGCAGCAAAATGCGCCTACACCTGAGCAGCAACAGGCAC